CATCAAAACCTATCGGATCGCTACCTGCATATCCATGTGATTCTCTATGTGCTTGCGGTGCATGATTTGCGGTTATGTCTGCACCGGATTCACCAGCCCATTTCTTAGTTGCAGATGCCGGTAAATCATCAGCATCAACCTGTCCAGCTCCAGCGCCCCAATCTATATGTGTATTTTTAACTTTATCAGCACCAATGGTTAATGCGCCAGCTCCAGTTACGTCCCCAGTATGAGTGGCGTTTGTTTCTTTAGCTGTATTAAGAGTTACTGCTGCCCTTTCAGTTGCAAGGAACTTTCTGTAAATTGTACCTTCGGGAAGTTCATCAAAACCTATCGGATCGCTACCTGCATATCCATGTGATTCTCTATGTGCTTGCGGTGCATGATTTGCGGTTATGTCTGCACCGGATTCACCAGCCCATTTTCTGCTTGCAGATTCAGCAATATTATCTGCGGTCTTATTCGTTACCTCCGCTCCTGACAAATCAACCGAGTCTTTGATTGCTAAATTACCAGCGTCACTTATTGTTGCCATTACCTGTATTCCGGTATGGTTTGCACGTGCTCTGTCTGTATCGTGATAATGAGCAGCACTTACATTCCCATCTGTGAGATCGGTTTTTTGCACAGAGCTTAAATGAATATCGCCATCTTGACTATGTGTATGTGCCACCTTTGCTTGAGCAGCAGAGACTTCATTCAATCCACCGCTATCGAGAACTGTATCTGTGTTTTGAGCGTGCCTTGCTGCTGTATTTGTGGCAACATCTGCATGGTCTGAGCCATCACCATCTTTATGTGTGACGGCTGCCTCAATTTCCGCTCCGACAGAAGTAATGTCACTATGTCCACTCACCACCCCCGCAGCTTTGTCATAGGCGGTTTTCACGGAGTTTGGAGTTGCCGCTTTGACTATTGACTCAGATATAACCGAATCTTCAAGCTGAACTGCTCCTTTGACCGCTGTCGTGGCATCTTTTATTGTGATCTCAGGAGTTGTACCCTCTGAGGACTCAATCGCACCTGCTCCGGCGACTGAGGATACTTTCAGATCCGCATATGTCTTATTTGCTGCATGATTAGCAAGTGTTGGATTGCCCGACAATGTTAATGCCCCTGTCATCACACTACCAGCAAGCGGCAAATATTCTGCAAATACGTCGACAATATCCGTATTGAAAATGACGTTATCCGCCACTTCTGTTTGCTCATCCCAAGTATGTGCTCCCGCAATATCGTCTTCTGTGGTTTCTATCTTATAATTTGCCGTTGGGATACCACTTTGGGGAATATCAACAAGATTAGGTTCATTAAGAGCTACGGGTTTTGTTGTGCCAGCTACAAATATCGCCATTCCACAATGAATTGCCTCAAGTATGGCAATATAGACATTGTTTACTACTGCATTGGGGTTCAAATTTGTTAAATCTCTATCAAGCACCGTTAATCTAACAGCAATTATATCACTTATGCTTTCTATCGGAATACTTATATTCATGTTTTCTCCTTAAGAATAAGATGGAGTCTTAAATCCATCTGTTGAATTAGCTATCGTATTATACCAACTTCCTATTTTCCCCCCACTTAATCCTACTATGCCCCAATCTCCTTTTCTATCTCTATAAACTACCGTATCATATTGTTCGGCAGGAATCATTATTTTGGTCTCCATCTCTAAATGTAATATTTCTCCGTTGCGTTTTTTATCAAGAAGATTGGATAAACCTCTGTCCTTCAAAAGAACAATAAATTCCATTTTACTATGCCAGGGTAACTGCATCAAACTGGGGCTGTAAACTGGATAAATTTTAAAATGCTTATCTGAATTTGTATTTATGTTATAGTAATGCCAGAAATTTATTATATTGTCTTGATTTTCTAAATTACTATCAATTAAATCCAGATTAAACTCAAAATGATAACCAATTATCTCCTTCACCACCTCAACGTCCAAATTGACAAAATAATCAAAAACTGGAATTTCCTTATACCATTGATTCTTATCTTGAGAAACCTTGAAAAGCAATATAGCATCGTCAAACTCAATTCTAACATTTCCATAACCAAATGGAATTTTTGTGTAATCTGTAAGCATTATTTTCCTAACCTACTGTTATTTCCCATTCCACAGTCAACGTCTCACCATTCGCTAAAGTTTTGCTTGTCCACGATGTTGGAGTAGCATATGGTACTTGAAAATCACCAGCTCCCCAATTAAACCCAAGTTTTGCATCTGTGAAAGTTATAGCTCCACCAGCCACATAAGTTCCTGTAAATTTTGTTGATGTACCGGATGTTGTTCCAGATGTTGTTATCATACTTGACCAGTCGCCAGCAGTCTCTTTCAAAATTATACCATCTTTTCCTGTGGTAGGAGGTTTTGCTTGGGCTGTGAAAAGATTGTTTAATGCACGATCTACGGAATTTGAAAAATTACCATTTATAACTGACTTCAAGTCTTCTCCAATAGTATTTGTAATCCAATTCTCTTTTTCAATTGTTCCATCTTTTTTCTTGATTGAATATCGGTATCTGCCCCGAATCCCAATAGAATTTCCTGAAGATTTTTTTGTTAGCAACCTCAGGAGTTGTTGCTTTAATGAACTCTTGTTTTTTTTATTCATTTTTTTTCCTACAGTATTGAACTGTTTATTGTATCTGATAATAATATATTATCAGAGAAATTATGAATATAAAATGTTGTCATCTCGTCGGATAGACTAAATGAATCCTGTAAATTGCGAAGGTAAATAGTTATGATATCATCAGACAAACCCAATGAATCTTGTAAATTGCGAAGATAACTATTCGGCGCTATAATATCAGTTATGATATCATCAGACAAACCCAATGAATCTTGTAAATTGCGAAGATAACTATTCGGCGCTATAATATCAGTTATGATATCATCAGACAAACCCAATGAATCTTGTAAATTGCGAATACGGGATATTACCGTTGCTATATCATCGGATAGACTGAATGAATCATATAAAAGAATCTGACTTGCTTCCCAAATCTCTGTTGCTATATCATCGGATAGACTGAATGAATCTCCTAAACGAATATGACTTACTTCCAAAATCTCGGCTACCATCTCATCAGACAAACCTAACGAATCATGTAAAAGAACATGGTCTATTTCCAAAATCTCGGTCCACACTTCATCAGATAGATTGAATGAATCTCGCAATCTATACATATGAATTATCCCTTGTGTAATCTCAGTTGTAATCTCATCGGATAGATTTAATAAGTCCTGTAAACAAAAAGAATGTTTTCTTACAATATCATCGGATAGACCTAATGAATCTTGTAATCCACGTGTGTAATTTCCTATTGCTGTCATTTTATCTGATAAAACTAATTTATCTTCTATTTTTTGTATCTCTGACCAGATTCTTTTACCCAATTGAAATAAAGTAGAATAAGTCCGTTTTTTTATTTTGTTTTTGGATATTACTTTATCTTCCCATTCAATATTTTTTACCATCCATTGAAAACTATTACGGATAATTTTTTCCCCAAGATTATAATTTTGAGATCCCCACATTTCCAGATTTTTCTCCCCTTTTCCTTTGCCATATTTCCCATTATAATAATTTATCAAATCCAACATTCTTTCTTTTCTTGCCGTGAAGATTTGTGAAGATAAATCATCAAACTTTATTTTCCTGATTATGGTACCCTCTTTTCCTACATTTTTTTCAGATAACCTTTTCCCGCCACCAAGATGAGGTTTTCTGTCATTAAATTTGACGGTTATTCCATTCTCATAATCAAGATACCAAACATTATCCTCTAATATGCATAATTCTTTTATAATATCCGAGACAACCTGATTTATGAAAACTTGATTCAGATGTCTTAAGAACCTATACATATCGTAAATAAGTAAGTCATAATAGTGATAATATACTTGTTCATAATGCTGCGTAGTTGAATCTAATATCCAAAAGTTCCCAGAATTTGGATCTTTAAATTCAATAGTTGAGATCGGTTCAACGTCATAACCTATTATTTCGTTGAAATCAATAATTGGATTGTCTAAAATATATGTATGGTTATCAATGTCCCCATTCCCTGAATATGAACCGTCACTCATAACATATAAATTTTTCAAATTGTATCGGTCTATGATAAAGTAAGTACCATTATTAACAGAATTTTTATGTTGCAATTCTTCTACTTTATCAAATTCAAACCAAATCATCTTCACGTTGAATTGGCTTCCTGATGTTCTGAGCCAAATTCTATAAACACGTAATGTTTGAGGATTTTCCTGCTCATTTTGATGTATGAAAGCAAGGTCTTCCGGGAAACATTCTAAAGATCCAAGATTAAGAACTTCCCATATATACACTTCCTTCAATTCACCATTTTTAATTTCATAGACGCCCGCATGGTCATCATCTTCTTTTACGAGTATAAAAACCCTATTTCTATATTCAACAGCCCAATTCTCACCTGTTATAACATAGTCAATGATTTGCTTTCCTTCAAGCTCAGGAAATTGACCTGAATAAGTCTCTACATTGTCAAAAATCATATCTTCAAAGTTGATTTGAGAATTATCAATCGGTATTTTATATTTTGCAATGAGTTTTTTTGTATCAGTTTCAATAGAAAGAATAAATTCATTGATTGGTTTGTCTCCGCCTGTGGAAAATTTATATTTTGCTTCCTCATCTTCAATCTGAAGGATTTCACCTAAATACCATCCATTGTCTTTGAATAGTGTTGATAATTCGTAGCCAGTGACTGTAATGTAATCTTTTGCCGGAAGTTTATTTCTCACACTTCCGTCATTATTAACAAAATATCTCATTGATTTATCGCCACTATCGAGATAAAAGGTCATATCTAATCTGAATATCTTTTCGCTTTGACTTAGAAAATTTATCGGTGAAAAATATCCCGACTGTGTATAGTTCTTTATTACAAATGAAATAGTATCTGATTTGAATGTAAACAAGTCATCTTCAATATCACGTCTCAAATTATCGATCTCTTTGATATATTTTGTATCTAATGGCAGTGAGTCTATTTGAGTAATTGATACATGAAGAATATTTCCTGCAAATCCAGCTTTTCCTTCTACCCTGAAAGCAACAGCGTCTGATGTAAGAACAACCGTCTCATAGTATATCCCATTTGCCCTTCTCGGTTCTCCATAGTTATGACCAACCTCATAATCTATTATTACCCATACGATGCCATCGGATTCATAATTTTGAACTTCATAAGCAACCAAATATGTTCCTGCTGGGATTGATACTCCCTGTACTAATGATGTCGAATAACTTGATTGCCGCCCACTACAAGTTGCAATGTTCCGAGCTATTGACCAACCATCGCCAAGACTCCAAAAATCAGCACCATCGGCAAAGTTGCCGTTGTTGATGTAATCCTGCTTCCAAAATACTGTGATATCTGGCTTCATAAGTTGGTTTTCTTCATTACTTTTAATCCTTCATTGACAACAAATGCAAGGTCTCTTTGAGAGAATTTTCCCATCACTTTATTATCTATTAGAATTGTGGTTTCTTTGCTTGCTACGAGCTTTCGTAGCTGTGATAATTCGCTTTGTATTCCCGAACTATCAAAGGAACTGTAGCTATTTGATACGTTTGAAATATGTGGAACTGGAGGAATATCTTTAATAAGGTTATTGATATTCGTTATGTTATTTTCATTTTGAGTAACAGCGGGAACGCCCTTTTCGGAAACTGGAGACGCATCTCTAATAAGATTCTCAATGTTCGTTATATTCTTAACTTCATTCTTAGGAATCACATTAACAAGCTCACCAGATTGAAGAAACATCGGATAGGTGTCATTATCATACCCGGGTGGAACTATGAAGTTTGAAATACCCTTATTAGCACCAATGACGCCGGGTCCAAATAGACTACCAATAAATTTAAAAATTCCCTTAAAACCCCCCATGATTTCAAGCGCCATTTTTTGAGCTTCTATTCTTATCAATTCTCTTATAACAGAATTGGCAAATTGATGCCAAGCGTTCGTGAGAGCATCTGTTAAACTCTTATTCTCAAAAATCATATCTGTTACAAATCCATCAAAGAAATTTGTCATATTATCATACATAATCCTTGAAAGTTCTGTTTGTTCAATTATCTGCTCTTTTTTCCATTCAGCAAATTCTTTCTCAGCTTGTTTTTTCTGTTCAACCGCTATTCTGTAATTGTCTGAATCCCTTGTATATTCCTTTTCAACAAATTTGAGATAACCATCCCATGCAGTTGTGAGTTCCTCACTCACATTCAGTCCGAGACTTTTCATTGTTTCGAGTTTTGAAAAAAGATTCTGAAAGTCATCCTCATTATATAAGAAAAGCGGTTTGATTAATTGAATTGGTTTTAAGGCAAGATCTTCAATGTTTCCCTTTTCAATTGCCTCCCTAATACTCTCATCAACTTGAGCAATCTTCATTTTGACTGCTATTTCGATTTCCTCATCATCTATGTTTTTAAGTACGGTCTGCAACTGCTCATAAGAAGCCGTGTCGAGATCGAGTCCAACTTGCTGTATTAATTTTGTTTTACCAATCTCATATGCTTCTTTCTGTGCTTCATTCAATTGTTCAAGCCATTTAACATAAGTTATACTTTCCCTGCTTGCCGTTATTGTAATACCTTCAATTGTAACCGGACCCTGAGCATTTAATTGTTGATAAACTTGCTGTATTTCTTTTATCTTTTCTAAAGTCAAGTCAATCCCAATCTGTCTTAACTGAAATTGAATCTTTTTAGGTTTTTGTGTTAAAGTAATAAATCCCGACAATGAGGTTACAAGATAATCAATTGCATTCCTGTACTCATTTATATTTCCTGCACTTTCTATGCTTGTTTTGTTTAAATTATCATAAGATGCTTTATATTCGTTTTGTATCGGGATACCTTTTCTTCTTAATAAATCACTATAATATGCCACTTGCTTATTATATGCGACTAAGGTTATCTCTCCACTTTTATATCTCTTTTTAAGATCAACCAATTGTTTTTTTGTTTTTTCTTGAAGATTATAGAAATCACCATAGGTTTTTATGGCTTCTTCATTCCTTTTTCTTGCGTTTTCAAGTGCATTTCTGGCATCTTCCAGCTTATTAACATAGTCGTCATAATCTTTTATTTGCCCTTTTATCCACTTCTTTTCAGCTATTCTTGCCTGCTGTCTTTGTAAATCAATAAGACTTCTCATCTTTGTAATGTTTACATCAAGAGCACCCCCGTATTCGTCCCAAGCAGTAACTGCTCCAGGAACTATTATAGCAAGTGCTTTTATTGTTTCATTCAGATCCTCTTGTTCTTGAGTCGTCCTGTTTACCTTAGAACTCAGCGAAATATACTTTTTTTCAAGAGAGGCGTACTGTTTTTCTATTACATTAAATCTCTCAATCTCCCTCTTTAGATTCGGGAATAGCTTGTTTATCTCTTTTGTGGCGTCATGTACAATCTTAACAATAAAATCACCGATTGGTTTCATCTTCTTTGCAATATTATTCTTGAGGATTGCCATTTGGTTTGTTGTATCTTCGACCATAATTATAAAGCCATCCGTCATATTGCCTGTAGAATTAACGATTTTGTCCGAAGTTTCTATGAAGTTTATGCCTTCATTTGTCATGGCTGCCAGCAAACCTATTAGACCTCGAACATTCGGAAATAGTTCCATCAGTTTTTCTTTTTGCCCCTTAGTTGCAGTAGCCATCTGATTTAACATATACGCAAGTCCTTTTGTTTTCAAGGTGGCTACATTAAACTCAATTCCCATCTTTTTAGCTGCTTCTGCTGATTCTGCACCCTCTTTTGAAGCCCTAAGTAATGCAGTAACAAATCCACGAATACCAGTCGAAACAATGTGTGGCTGGATTTTCTTAACCGCTTCTGCATAAAAAGACGCTAAATCATTGAAGCTCATCCCTGCTTCGGCTGCAAGTCCCGTAACCATTGAGAGAGAGGAAGCGAGTTCTTGCATTTTAACCTTACCAAGTTTAACTACAGTGAATAATTTATCTGCGATTTCAGTTGCAGTTCCCGCTGCTTTTCCATAAGCATTCATTACATAAGTCAACACATCGGCTGCATTGAAAGTGTCGGTTATGGTTGCCGTTGCAAGTTTTGCCGACACACTTAATACGTCAAGTGCTTCTGCTCCATCATATCCAGCAGATACAATCTGATAATATGCTTTTACAAGTTTACTCGCAGCGTCCGGAACTTGAGTTGATAATTCTAATATTGCTTCTGAAATACCCTCAAAATTCTTTTGCGTAGCATAGGAAATTGTTTGAACCTCTTTCATGGCATGTTCAAACTCAAGAGACATATCATATGCCCCTTTAATGATTTTCTTGAACACGAGAGCTGCAGCGAACCCTATTGCTGCAAAAATATCCATTCGTGATATACTACCCATGAGACCACGAAGGATACCTTTTGTCGCATTAGCACCGGCAGCAACACCTTTAGTATTTATTCCGGCTTTCCAGTACAGCGAATTTCCCGTGTTAAGCATTTAAGACGCCTATGATGTTATTGTTTTTTGACATATCAGCTTCCTTGATCTTGTCTTTAGTCGGTTGTGGTATGCTTGCCATGTACATGATAAGATTTGCATAACTTATCTCATGTAGAATTTCATCAATACTGAAATCGAAGGTTCTTTTTATGTTGCCGATTAGTTGCCAGGGGTTTATTTCTTCTTGTTTAGAGCCATCCCCTTCAGAGAGATGGTGCTTGCGAAAAAATAGTCATTCCCCATCAACCGCCTTATAAGTAATACTAATTGAAGGCATTCTTTTGAAGTCAGATTTTGATCCAAAAACTTCATCAGTTTTTTTGACGGAGATTTTCCCGTGTTTTCTATTCCATACGCTACTATCTTTACCAATCGGTTTTTATTTTGAATGATATTATCATCCACCAAGAGAGCTAAATCTTTATCCTTTCCAGGTTCTTGCGTGAACTGAGAATCCATCTCATTAATAGTTTCAGATATTTTCATTAGAGCAGCAAGAACAATCGGATATATCTTGTATTTCTTCACAGATGAAATTATACGTAACCGCTGTAAAATGTTTAGCTTCGCAACGGTTACGCTAAAATCAACACCCTCTTGCAAAATTGCTTCGGTTTCAGTTCGATTTAATTCTTTCATTACGCTACAGCGTATGTGATTATTTTGGAAACAACATTTGAATTGTCATTTTCAGCTTTGGTTGCAACTGCACGTACAAGAACATCCTCTGTAATAGTTACCTCTGCCGAGTATGCTGTTCTATAATCACCAGTAGGATCAAGACCCGTAATGCTGTATTTGATTGCAGAACCACCAGTAGCACACGTAATGGTGAATTTATCTACAGCAGATTGAGTGATAATAGGATCAATAACCTTACCTGAGATATTCTCAGGATTGATATATACTGGAGCAAGTGCAACATCACCTGCGTCACGTGGAGTAATAACATCAACTTCAAAGTCGATAGTGCCAGGGTCTTTTTTGTTGAATTTTCCGTTAAATGCAGCAGAAATTGATGCACGTGGAATATAATAAACCCTTCGTGTGCCATTATAGACCTTTGATTTGATCTTTACACTTCTCTCAATGTCATGTACATCAGTTGGTGCATCCCATCCACTACTTGCATTCTCTGCTCCACCAAAAGCAAGGATGAGATTAGCATTGGACATATCCCGTGTGGAAAAGGCTAGAGTTTTTGCACCACCTCTGTTTTTCAGTATCATGTCCGGTTCATCTGATTCTTCATCTATGATTTCAGTTTTCGTAGGTAATGGAAAACTGAGCAATGCGCTTTCTTCAACGAAGTGTCCAAGTGGTGTAAGTGATCCACCCATCGTACCATCAGCGCCACACGCTCCGATTTCTATCGATTCAAGTCCGAGTAATCTTATTTGACTCATTTTGAACTCCTTTTAATTCGTTCATTTTTTCTTCAATTTCAGTTTTCGTTTTTGCTTCAAAATATGCCTGTACACCACCAATTGCGATGACCTTAGGAGACTTACCCTGAAACATCACTGAATTATCGTTAACATTCCAAATTAACATCCATGATTTCTTTGGTTTAATTTGCATGATTTCACCTCTCGATATAACAGTTTAGTTTTATGTTTGAAAAGCTCATGTTTTTCTGAACCTCATCTTGAATCAAAGTCTGATAAATCAATTTTGTTTGAAAATATGCAGATGTGGTTTGTGCGTATTCATCGAATATCTTAAGAACGGCAGACGTTACTCCTTGAAGTGTTGTAATATCAACCTCGCCGGTCTCAAAATTCTCACAGTAAATATTAATAAAAACAAACCCTTCGTGAACATCGGCATTGAAGTTCAAATTATTTAGAATTACAATATCCTGAAGCTCTGAATTCATCGGCTTTTTATTTCGGTAAATCGATCCTGTTATTAAATCGGTTATATCGGAAACATCAAGCAATCCGAAGATTATTCCATTTACATCGAAAGTTGTTTTCATTGTAATCCCGTTTTTATTCTGAGTTCAGCGAGTAGCATTTTTGCGTTTGGAATTCCACCTGAGAGAACGTCATATCCTTTCGCTTCGACAGCAGCACCATAGCCCATTCCTGCACATACAATCAACACCAGCCCCGTTCTGTTCTCCTGAAGAACTTTATAAAGTAGCTCTTTGGCAGCAGATCGACCTTCAGAAGTGCCCTTTAAATCCACATTCAAGGGTTTCCCGTCAAGACCAACAAGGTATCCGACAGATGATCGTAAATTACCTGTATCATCGTGATAAGACCCTTCTTCTGGACGCTTATTCCGTTCCTCAGTAACAAATGTCTCTCCGACATAGTTGAGAACCTCAATCATTTTATATAATTTCTGATTGATGAACCTATCTATTCTATCGGCGAAACTATTTGGAGCGAACATTGGGGTCAACATAATATTTCCGTATGCAGTTGGTATTTAAACAAAGACAATATCTTGAATTCCTCATCAAAGAAGCGAATTACAGCCGTGTCGGGTATTTCTTCATCGAATAAGCCACAGAATACCTTATAATGATAAACTATGTTATCACCGCCCATTTTGGCACTATACAAAGGACTTATTGGCTCTATCCTGCATTCTATTGTGAGATTGACTTCACGACCCGGAGTGTAAACACCTCCGACACGTTCACCTTCTAATTTATAAGAGATTACGGCAGAATGTGGTCGATTGGTTACCATACAGCTTCCATAAATCCGGGTTCAGAAAGCCCGTGTTTTTTTAGCAATTTACGCCTTAATGTGAGAAGTGAGGATTGAGAATATTTAGTTGTCTGCAAACCTTCTTTGAATTCAGGATGAGAAAGCAGATAGAGACATATATCGGCACAACACAAATCTATACTTTCTTCAGAAGTATATATGTCCGAACCGGTAATGTCCCTATCCGACATAACTTTTTCAAATAGATTATCGTTCGTGTACTCAATCAGACTTTGCAGTGCTTCAAGATTGGTCATGTTTAGAATGAAGTATGGGATTCAGTGTTCATAATCCAGCTTTGATCAATGTTTACCCAGATCGGGAATGCATAGATTTCGCCTTTTGTGAACTCTGTGACAGGATCGACATCTGAGTATTTAGAAATAAGAATGGGTCCCTTCTTTGCTTGGATAACCTGCTTCGGAGGATTGGTCTCTTCTGCACCTTTGCAGTGAAGCATATTTCCGCAAGGCATTTCAGGAAGGAATGTTACATATTTGGTTGTCCAAGGATTGACGCTCGACTGAACATGTTCTTCGGTTTCAAGTGTAAGATACGTATCAAATAATATAATCTGAGGACGGTCTTCACCAGAAAGGAAATTATTGACCATCTCAAGAGTGGGTGCACGAGCAACTTTCGATCCGTTATAAAGCGCATAAGGAATAAGATTTTGAACTTCATCACAACCTCTAAATTGCTGCCATTTGGTTCTGTTCATAATAATATATCTGATTTTAGAACCGGCAGCACCAGCTTCAGTGCAAATGGTTTCAATATCTGCAATAGGTGTCATGGTTGTTGGTGTGGTTGCACTCCAATGCCTGTTAGCTGAAGCAGCAACTTCTTTGTTCGCAGTGGGAAGTCTGAAATCAATAGCATTCTCTGTTATGATTCCTGCATTGTTTGCTTTTGAAAGTGTTACCTTTCCTTGAGAAAGAATCTGTCCTGTGAGCCATTCCATTTTTGTATTACAGCCAACAACACAGGCGTCAGGATCGTCAAATACCATATTAAGCAACACTTTTTGATCTGCGTCTGCACGGGCATGGAGTGAATTATATTCCATAATGTCCGTTGTTTCCATTTTACGTTTCATCATAATCGGCTGAAGCATACCAGTCAATTTGTTGACAACTCTGCGTGTTTTTAGTGGTGCAGAAGCATTATAACTTACAACGTCAGCAGCTACCGCATTTCCTTTTGAACCTATAAGTGCTTCATATTTTAAGCTCATTGTTGCTTTTAGGGGAAAGAAAAGAGGCCAGTACAATTTTTTATAAGTTCTTTCCCCGAGATATGCTTGCATTATTTTTGAGTTTATTCCGTTAAGTAATGTATGTTCCATGATTGCTCCTTTATGCAAATCTAATGCCAGGAAGCAGGGTTTTCATTTCATCAGTAACGGAAAACGGAAGTATGGATTCAACTACAGTTCCTTTTGTAATTGCTCCAACACTTACGTTGGCTTCGGTGTCTGTTACGTCTATATTGTCACGAATAAGTGCAATAGCATCATAGAGGGGAGCGAGATTTGCTGGTTTTTCAACTCCATCTTCCATTCGATGGCTCGGATCGGTCAAAGTAGCTCCGGTCTGTCCACCATCCCACCCTGTACCAACAACAGTCCAATCGGTGAAATCAACTCCACCATCCTGAGCCAAAGCGCGAATAGCTGTTTGAATTGTTGCAGCGTTATTACTTGCAGCGGTTGTACCAGCTAACCGAAGCAGAAGAATTTTGGTTGAAGGGGTATAGGTAACTGCTAAAGCATCACTTCCGTTCTGATTAATGGTGCAGATAATATCATTGGCATTTCCACGAGGTGCGGAGATTGCCAGATAATCTGCTGCTGTGTCCTCAAGTGTTGCCAAACTTGCAACTGCAGCGTTGGAAGTTTCAGAGACTCCCTGATAGAGAACAGTATCAATAGGAACAGGTTCAACAGCGTCAAGCGTAGCAGTAATAGTGATAGTATCATAAAGAGTTTCAGGTGTAGTAATAATTGTAATAGCAGTTGAGACTTGACCATTTGTGATAAAGTCACCAACAACAAATTCGTGGTTTTTCAGTACCCTGAGTTCTACAGCCCCTGCGACAGCAGCAGCTTGCATGGCTGCTGTTTTAATGAGGTGATATTTTCCGGCAGTCGATCCATCCTCACCAATGACAGCACCTGCTTTGACTTCTTCTGTGAGTGCTTTCAGGTCAGCTACAGTGAATGAGATCCCGCCCGGAATATCTTCAATGATATTTTGAAAGACCGGATTATAAACTGTTCCGGTTTCTTTTGTAATTTGTAAGGACATAGTAATTACTCCTTTGTTAATCCTGGTATGTCTTTTCCTTCAAAAGTTTCATCACTTGCACCCTTGTTTTTGGATTTCGCAAACTCTACAGCTTTATCCTCTGCAATTGTGCCAGTATTTGCCCCTATTTGTGGAAGTGTGCCATTCTTTATGGCTTTGTCAATTTCGGTCTGTTTGTAAGCAGTAAACTCTGTTTTGAGAGATTCTACTTCACTCTTTACTTTTTCTATATCTTCTGTTTTTATGAATTTGGACAAACTTTCCGGTAGTTCAGCATTTTTCAGTTCAGCTATGATTGTGCCCTGAATGCCTTTTATTTTTTCCCCGTCAAGCAACGCCTTAACGGATTCTGTTAATGACGTTATTTGTCCTTTCAGTTCGCTAATGGTTTTTTGATCTTCAGTAAGATTTGGATCAGGAGGAGGAGGTGGTGTTTCTTTCTTTTTCTTATCAGCATCTGCTTTGAGCTTATCATCGTGAGTTTTGATTGCCGCAGTGACTCGTCTGTCCGTCTCTGATTGTAAGTACTTCTCAAAATTTGCTCCGAATCCAGCTTCATTTAATGCCTTTGTGAAATCTTCGTTGCTCATATCGAGGCTTGTTTTCAACGCCTTGACAGCTTCATCAATCTTTGCTTCATCATCAACTATGATAAATTTAAATAACTCCTCACTTAACCCCGCTACCTTTAATGCGGTTTTAATCTTAGTCGTTAAGTCCATTTTTTCTCCTTATGGCGTTATGGTTTCTTGGATTTTTAGTGACATTGTATGTCCCTGTTTGTTTGTTTTAAGTTTCGCCGATATCATAAATTCATGGTTGCTGGGGATAGATGTGAAGCAATTTGATTGCTTGCCATGCCCTTCCTGGGAGACCTTTTGTTTTGATCGTGTTGTAAATGACACCATTGATCCTTTCTTGTCTCTATCTAAGAAATTAAATCAACATTTGTCAAAAAAATTATCATTTACATAAATATTTCTTTACCAGCTCCCTCTTGTTCAAATCAATATTTGTTGATGGATGCTGGTTTGCAAATTCATATTCAATTTCAACATATTGTCCATTTTGCCACGTTCTAACTATTTCATGTTTACCAACATTTCTCATAAGAACAAGACAAGTTTCAACCTTGAATATCGCACAATTACACCCCACTTTTTTAAGTCCCCCTGCATTGATAATATCATAAGCGAAGGTTTCAAGGTCACGCATTGACCTGTCTGAGTTCACCATAAGCTTTGTAACCTGTAACTCACACTTGTTATCTCTTAGGAATTGTTTATTTGTCATAAGTCCACCCGTCTATATAATTACCGACAATTGAATGAGTACAACCACATTTGCTACACGTATAATTACATGTTCGTATATTCCTGTCCGGATTAATGTTTTCACCATCTTCATTATACATTGGCGCAAAATACATGGCTGTTATCGTACCAGCCATCTCAGTTCGTATTGTTGGCACACAACAATATGGACATACTGGGATATCCCCAGTAAAAATAACCTTTTTATTCCTTGTTTCTTTTGTCATTATTTCACCTTTAATATTGATTTCTTTACCTTGAAATCCTCTGTTAAATTATCTCTTACAAAATAAGGCTTCGTTTTATATTTTGCTATTTTACCCTTGTTTTTCTCGATCCAGTTCTCCGCTGTCTTTGGAATAGTTCTCACATATCTCTGAGGTCTTATCTTACCCCCGTTTATGTGGTCGATAAACTCTCTCTTGTTTAATAATATTGAGGTTGAGTAACAAAAACAGCCCACATGCCATCCACCAAAGACAAATCCCTTCGGATAACGACCCTGCAAATCATCGCAGTTATGCACAACAAATCCTTTTATAACAAAACTATTATCTTCTTCTACTGCCAAATTATATTTTGTTATCGGTGCTTTATTTTCGGCTGTCCAATCTTTTATTTTTGTAATTTTTACATTCATAAATTCATAATTACCAGAATGATTATTTATAACTCTATCTATCTCATTACTGCATAAATTTAAATGTTTTCTTATCTCATTATCAGTAAATCTTAATACGGTAAAACCTTTATTCTCTATTTCTTTTTGCCTTTTTAAATCTTTTTCTTTATCTTGATGCCAATACCATCCGTCACATTCCAATGCTATTTTATAATCGGTTAAAACAAAGTCTATGAAATATAACCTTTTATCTCCATTTTTACGATAAACATCCCTTTCAAATGGGTAAGTATGAATATATTTTATTCCCTTTTGCTTTAACAACCATTCCATTTTCTTTTCTATGAATGTAGAATTTTTATTCTGAGCTAATTTTTTCATCGCTTTAATATTATTTTTAGCTTGCTGAAATGGATGTGTTCCATTCTTAACTTTTTCTCTCATTGTTATCATTAAATTTTTTATTGCTTTCTGCCTATTTTCAGGATTAATTAAATTATCTACATTTTTACCGCTATCTACCCAATCTTTAAAATAAGGGATTCCACCCTTGCATCTTTTTTTTGCCTTTTTTGATATATTTTCTCTATGATTAGGATCGCTCCACTGTTTTTTAGTTATCGCTTTGCTTGCACAAGATTTAGAACAATATTCTCTATAATATGGAATTAATTTCCCACACCATTTACATCTTGAAGCTAATATCTTAACTTTATCTCCAACTTTTATATCTTTTGCTGGAATCCATTTATTATTTATTAAAAAAGGATGATTCTCTGTTGAGCTTATTTTGTTAGATTTTGCCCTGCTATCATATTCACATTTATATTCAATAGTCCTCATTTTTACTTTATGAGTTGTAGTTTTATATTTTTTAGTTACTCTTCTGAATTTTCCCTTATGAGTTAAAACTAAATCATTTTCTTTTATTTTATAAATAGGAATCCAGCCCTTTGAAGTTAAAATTCTATACTGACCTGATATAAAACACATGTCCATTATTTCGTGAGAAGCAGACAGATGAACCTCTATCCCTGTAACGAATGGCATTTGTTGTCTACGTGTGAAATCCGATAATCTATAAGCTAAGTTTGTTTCATTTGCAGACAGACGGAGGGCGTTCTTATATGAGCTTCTATAAACACCACTTCCCGGAGGGTATGCTTTGGCTGCTTTGCTCAAAACAAGTTTTCCTTCAACCCTAACTCTTCTGAATAGTTTGTGTGGTTCGTTAAGATAATTCCTTATATCTATGGATATTCCGGCTGCACTTTTGCCTGCGGATATACCCGAACCAAGGTAAAGCTCGATCTGACTTTTTGTTGCTTCGGTTAAATTCCAAATTCTTTTACTGAGATTTAACCCCGCCTCTGTTCGTTTCAGGAATTCATTGAGTGCTTCAAGATTGAGATTGTTATACGAGGTTATTATCTTTTGGGATATTTTGATTCCTTGCGTGTACATTGCAACAAGTTCACTGTTCTTTTGGTTCGCTAAATTCCAGCCGTATTTAACGTCCCTCTGGATGGCAGTATCGATCTCTTTGTATAATCTCTCAAGTGTCTTGGTTATTTGACGCTCAACGCCCTTATTTGACCGAAATAACATACCTTCTTTCATTATGTCGGGATAGTTAATGTGCTGATTTGCTATTCTTTTAGATAGTTCCTTTATTGCACTTTCAAGAATTGCCTTAATTTCTGCTTCTCTTTTGACAATATCTCTGAAAATACTGTCTGCATATAGCTTTTCTATGTCTATCATTTGACAGGAGTATCTTTATATTGATTTGATTTAAACCTTAGACAACTAACTGGATTGACCCCCCAAGTACCTTCCGTTGACAATTTATATAGCCCGGTTTCACAGATAACCCTTATGATAATTACGCCTCTTTGACCATTCTTTCTTACAATACGAGCAGTGATGTCATATATGCACTCACCGATTCTCTTTTCACCAGTAATCTCATAATCGGTCACCCTTGTATTCTGAAACGTTTTTCTCATATCTTTTTTAACGTTTCTGTTATGAGTTTTGATCCATGTTATTGTTAGTGACTTCATCAACTTAGCCCATGATCTGTTTTTCCATAATTCGAGAAATCGTTCAACTGCTTGTTTATGGTTCATACGATTCGCCTAATTTCTTAACTTCTTGCTTTTCGGCTTCGAGATTTTTGATTTCCTCTTCGGCATTTTCAATCATCGGGTTGGCTTTTACTGCGGATTCTTGACTCATAAACGCCTCACCTCCCAGTGCTTGTGAAATAGATTTAATAGTATTAACAGCATCCTTTGGAATAATGTTGCCAAATTCAATGCTTATGTCGAGTTCATCTAGTATGTCCTTTTTCACAACATAATTTTTCCCGGATACGACATCGACAATATTCCCGATTATTGCCTTTATAAGGTTTATCTCTCGTAGGATACCTTCACCGAATATCTCCTCATCGTTTTTACAGGCAATAATAGAATCTAACAGCATAAAATAAACAGTCTCAGCAGCCACCTTTCCAAGTCCTTTTATATTATCAAAACCAAGATTTGCAGTTGAGGTAAGTGTGAAAATGTTATTTCTGAGAGATTCCATTTGTAATTTTATGGATTCAGGCGACTCGTCCCATGTAAGATATTCAGCGCCTCCGTGTTGTGTTTTCCCGTCAATAAGTACTTCGTCAAACTGTAATAACTTCCCTACCTCTCCTTTTTCAGGCATAGCTTTGGGTGCCCCGAACAAAAGTAATAACGGATTGCCAAAATAGTCGTTGGTATCATCATGCTTTGATTCTCGTGATTCGAGTGTCGTAATTGACGACTGAACTGGAAACCATATTGGTTTCTTTGATGGTGCGGGATAGTAAATAACGGGTATTTTACCAATCAGATTCGGTATTTCATCAGACACATATCCCTGCCCTTTATCACTATAATAATAAAATCTATCCTTCGTATATAAGTCAACATGCTCAACAGTTTTATCGTCAACTGTGGTGGTTTTATATTTTCTTGCAAATCCATCCATATCACCATAATCATTAAAGTGTGGGTAAAGAAGATCTCCATTTTCATAAGATAACAGCAAGACCTTCACCTCTTTATCAGGTGTTATATACCATAGCTCTGCTACATGTGATTCAATATAAACCTTTTCTGCAAGTTTGCGCCTGAAAAAATCCATTTTATTCTTTTTTAGAATATCGAGAATCATGTCAAATGCTATTTGATTTTCGGGTGTTTTATTGTTTAACTTGAATATTACAGGTTTTCCAAATAAAAACGCTTTCCTAAAGTCCGTTATTTTCTTTTGATATGTCAAAACTATTTTGGCTACAGGTACTTTTATGGCATTTTTACCCAACCCCTTTATTTTATCCGGACGATTAAGAATTGCATGCTTGCCGTCATATTGATCTTGCCATGTTGCAATATCACGATCAACCGTATCCTTACATATCTTTTCAATTATTTTAGCATTGTCTTTTAATGCTAAAATTTCTTCAATATTCATGGTTTCTCCTAAAATATACCGAGTTCTTCGGCTGTTATTTCCTTTTTATCCCGTATCCTGATCGGTGTAAATATCATCTTAACCGCATCAAACTTATCGGGACTTCGATTAATTATTTTCTTCATTTCTTTTTTATCCGGCAATACTATTATTGTAGCATTGCTTCTATATTCATATTTTAAATTTAAAATTTCCTCGTCAAGTTCCTTGTCTGGTTGTAATGCAAGATTAATCCCTATTTCAGGATTTAGAGCTTCCCTAAGTCGCCAAGCAGTAAAGGAATTCATGTCAACGAAACTAAAATTACCATAATAATCCTTAATGCCCTTGACTGCCTTTGTGTAATTACCCTTGAATCCATAAACGTTTTTCATGCCCTGTTCGGCAAGTCTTGACTGTGTGCCGGCACCTTCTCCAACCACGTCTATAATACCTATGTTATTTTCATTCAACATTCCCTTTAATATTCCAGCAGCTTGCATGTGAATTTTCTTAGTCTTTGGCAGGTTAAGAGATTTAAATGAAATATGTTTCTCGCTACCCCACGCCATGACATTTTTATCTCTTCCCATACCTGCAACATCCAAAGTAATTCTTTTGGGATCTTCTACCTTTCTTTGTTTATTCCATCTTCTATGTGATGCTTCGAGCCATTCAAGTGGTATGAGACAGTCTGAACTTTCAATTGGATATTCACCAAGAATCCTTATTCTGAATTGGTCTTTTGGTCTGTAATATTGCCCCTCAAACTTGAAATCAAACAGGTCTGGTTTAAATTCCTCTTTTGTTATGCTTTGCACCCACCCCTCAGTATTTATAGCCCTTTTCACCGCATGATAATCAACCTGCCCGGAAATAAGCATTTTCTTTGACCGCACATTTGGCGAACTCAATGCAGATAAACTAAAATGAATATACTCTTCTGAATAGGTTGATCTATAACTCTCTCCAGTTCTTTTGAAAGGATTAAACGCAAGCCCAAGTCTCGGATCTTCACTCCCCATGAGACAACCCTTTGCTGCGTTAAAAATCTCTTGAACTATCCCTGTTGCCTCTGTCATTAATATCATCGTATGTAGAGAGTGGAAGCCATTCCATGCGTCCAGTGCTTTGTCGCCTGCTTTGAATGAAATCAGAAATTTATCTCCTCGCTCCTCTCCATTCTTATCGTAAAATTTAATTCCATCAGCCATTAATCTGCCATCGAGAGGTATCTTGAACGTTGAAAGCACCTTTCGTAACTCTGCCATCATGATCTTATATGCCTGGCGCCCAGTTGGAGCCGTCAATATAACCTTCACGTCTTTTGGAACTAAGTATATTCTACAAATACCGGCACATGCAAAAACAAAATCCTTCCCCCG